AAAGCCGCATTGCTAGACGGCACGGGGCGTCTGTGCATAGGCGTGACGGGTGCATCTTGTCCGACGTATGTGTCTGCGTACGGCTTCCATACCGTGGGCACAGCAGTTATCAACTACGGATCGTATTCCTCGACCGGCCCGCAGCTCGGCGTTGGAGATATGGGGTACGGTCTGAGCGCGGCAGGGGGAAATCTTCATGCCTGGGCTAATCCTTCGGGCACGATTTATGCGCACGCCCGGTCTTTTTTGTATCAGCATGGCATTCAGTCCGCGATCAATGACCGCGCCGGAACATGCGTGATGAGCAGCTCTACGACATGCACATGGACTCTCAATGCTGCGTACGTCAGCGCGCCGATCGGTCCTGCATTTCCTACGAACGGATCGTATACCGGAGGCACAGCTTATTGCAGTGCGCCGGCAGGTGGCACGACGGTGACCATTACGGCACCCACGGCCAATAGCCTTACGTGGGGCTGCTTATTAACGGGCAATCCAAACTAAGGAGATTTCATGAGCTATACGCTTGGACCGGGAATTGTAAATTCATCCACCGGAGAGCCGATGGTGGGGATGATTCTTTCAATCCGACAAATTTCTGCATTCGATCATAAAAACAAGCATGCAGTGGTCGAGGTTGGTATCTGGTACTCCGAGGCCGCAAAAGCGGCAGGGAATCAGCCCCTTCAGCCTGGCATCGTGAATGCGATCTTCGATGATGCCTCTTTGGCGGCTGGAGATGCCGCAGTGCTTGGATTTTCTGCTGTGTTTGGGGCTCAGCCAACAACGCATCAAGATTTGCTCTATGACGACATGCTTACCGCTGCTTATGGCGCTTTACCGACGCATCCGGTCACAAAGACGTTACTGATTGGTGCGACCGCCTGTTAGGTATATCGCGCGATAAGCAAGTCCATCCTGTAGGCACCCTCGGGTGCCTTTTTTATTGGAGTCTCGATGCTTGTAGTTGGCGCATTGAATGGCGAAAGCATCTACGCGATGCCGAGCGATGAGGTCTCTGGCGTGAGAGCGCCCTCGACAATCGAGTGGGAGTACGGCGACAAGGTTGCCGAAACCGCATCGGATTTTAACTATCAGTCGCAAGTCATCGACTGGATGCAGTCGATGTGGTTAGGTGTGGTGTCCTTGCCGCCGCTTGACCGATATTCCAACGACTTTTGGACGGCCTGGATGCTTTCGATGCGTCATGGGGTTGGGCTATTCATGCTGGGCGATCCTAAGGGTAAGAGACCCAAGGGGCCTGCATTGGGAACGCCGCTGGTTTCTGGGGCTGGCCAGACAGGCTATAGCGTGGCCACGAGCGGCTGGAAGGCTTCCGTTACGGGGATTCTTCTCCCGGGCGATTACCTGCAGATCGGCTATCGCCTATATAAGGTGCGGGACTCTGTCTCGTCAGACTCTTCGGGCAATGCGACGATTCCGATCTGGCCCAATCTGCGCGATCAGCCTGCTGACCAGGTCAAGGTTGTAACGCGTGCCTGTAAGGGCGTGTTTCGGCTGCGCGCCGCCGATCCCGTGAAGTCGAGCGTGAATGTCGGCTCGTACGGCGTGACGGCATTCAACGTGCGGGAGGCCGTCTAGTGCCGCGCACGATGACTGTCGCGATTGAAAAGGCGCTTTCTGCGCGAGTGGTGCGATGCGCATTGCTTGCCCAGTTGGAGCTTGCCAACGAGTCGCTTTATCTCTGGACGGGTATCGGCCCGATGACATGGAACGACCTCACCTTTACTGGCATCGGAAGCCTGGGCAAGATTTCACCCATCTCCGAAGGTTCAACCGTTGAGGCCCGAGGCATCACACTGACGCTCGACGGACTATCTGCGAACAATATCGACGAGATCCTGAACGACGTCCGCATCCTCGGCGATGCGCAGGTGTGGCTGGCTCTGTATGACGAAAATTTCAGCCTGATTCCAGATCCCATTCTCAGCTTCAAAGGTTTGCTTGACCGGCCATCGCTCACCGATGGCGGTGGCACGTGTAGTTGTGCGATCACGGCAGAAAACGTGCTCGTGGATCTGAATCGGGCATGCTATCGGCGCTTTACGGCGGACGATCAGCAACTGGACCTGGCCGACACGCTCAAGACGCTCGGTCTGCCGGCATCAACCGTCGATACGGGGTTTCGGTTTGTCCCCGGCGTGCAGGAGCGCATCACCTTCTGGGGCGTCACGCCCTCGAGCAGCAACAACGTATGAGACGCTATGGCGACTGGCAGTCGCGCCTTACGGCATATCTCGCTGCGACATCTGAGCGGAAGTTCCGGTATGGGCAGCAGGATTGCGGCCTCTTCGTTGCCGGGGCGATCGAGGCGATGTGCGGCGTGGACGTCGCTATGGCTTTGCGTGGTCGCTATGGCTCTCGGCGTGAGGCCTTCGCGGCGATCGCCGCATACTGCGGCCGGTCAACGATAGAGGCCGTTGCCGAGCATATAGCGACAGAGTGCGGTGCACGTGAGGTGCCGGTTTTGATGGCACAGCGCGGAGATGCGTTGCTCATCAGGCGCGCCGTGCGCTCGTCTTTGGGGATTCTCTCGATGATGGGGAACACGGTGATTTCACCTGGCCGGCATGGTCTTTTGTACCTGCCTCTTTCTTGCGCGACTCGCGCATGGCGCATAGGGTAGCGATGGCAAAAGCAGTTACGGAAATGGCGATAGGCGGCCTCGCGATCGGGGCCTCTTTTGCTTTACCTGGGCTCGGTGTGGCTTTGACTGCCACGATGCACGGCGCGTTGATCAGCATGGGCGGATCGATGGCCCTGTCGGGTGGCATGAGCGGCTTGGCGGCGCTTACGTCGCGCAATACCGGCATTGCTGTCGGTGTCACCTCGCCAGTCGGTCCGTGGAATTACGTCTACGGCCGCCAAAAGGTGGGCGGCGTCAAGATCTTCGAGGATGCTAACAGTAACGCTGGCGGGGCCACAACCAGCAACAATAAACAGTTGCATCGCGTGTACGCTCTGGCCTGCCATCCATGCAATATCCGCGGCGGGTGGCAGTTGCGCGTCGACGGTAAACAGGTTTTGATGGAGTCTGTGGGGACCAGCGGCTGGAAAAGCTATTCGCCCACTCAGATCCAGATCGATATTTCGTCGATCAGCCGTACGAACGGCGTTGTGACGATGAAACTTACGTCGGCAATGAGTGGCCAGGACGGCCTGCCGCTGATTGTCGCCAATGTTTCGGACAACACCTTGAACGGCATGTGGATCGTGACGCAGCCAGATCCTGATGATGCCACGACATACACATATATCTGCGGTGGCGACGATGCGACCAGCTCGGGCGGTTATGCGAAAACCACATACGCCGACTACAAAGACAAGATCTATGTCGAGATCCTCGACGGCACGCACACGGCCAGCTTCACGAAGCTGCTCGAGGCCGGCACGAGCTGGAGCTCGACAGATCTGTGCTTGGGTCGCACCGTGGCGTATGTGCAGCTTGGCTACGACTCGGGCGTCTTCCCGTCTGCGATTCCGAATCTGTCGTGGGTGATCTACGGCAAAAACGACATCTACGATCCGCGCACTGGAACAAAGGGGTACAGCAACAACGCGGCGCTTTGCATTGCCGATTACATGAGCCTGCCGCGCATACGTGGCGGCTACGGATTGACGATCGGCACCAGCATTCCGACCGACAACCTGATCGCTGCAGCAAACATCTGCGACGAACAGGTATCGCTTGCTGCAGGCGGAACCGAGGCGCGCTATGCATGTGACTGCTATGTGCAGCTCAACCAGACACGCGGCGCAATTCTGCAGAGTCTGCTCTCGTCGTGCGCCGGCCGACTCAGTTATCAGGGCGGTCAGTATTCGATCTTTCCCGGTGCCTGGGTAGAGCCGACACTCGACTTGACCGAGGCAGATCTGGTCGGACCGATTGAATGGTCGCCCCGGCTCTCGATTCGCGACACGTGCAACGCGGTGAAAGGATCGTATACATCGCCGGAAAATGGCTGGCAGCTCGGCGACTTCCCGGCCTATATGTGCGATTACGAGCACGGGTATGGCGCTGTTACGGACGATGGTGAGGGGGACGCCTATTACGTAGAGGATGGCTATGAGCGCCTCTTCAAAGAGATTCACCTGCCCTGCACGAGCTCGAGTGCGACGGCGCAGCGACTTGGCAAGATCGAGATGATGCGGACGCGCTATCAGGGGCGCGGGAAACTGCGTTGCAGTATGCGTGCCTATCAGGCTGTTGCGCTCGACACGATTACGCTCACGCACTCGCGCTATAAATGGCAGAAAAAAGTCTTTGAGGTACTCCAGAGCGACTTCGTCGAGGATAGCTCGCAAGGCGGTGCGCCAACGCTGGTTGTCGAACTCCAGATTGCCGAGACCGGGTCGAACATCTACGACTGGGCAACCACGGAGCAATTGACGCCGGAGGGGTACAAGTATCCGCAATATGTCGATGGCAGAATCGTTCTCAAGCCGAGCACGGTGACCACGTACAGCGGACCAGGCGCAACGATCGACGGCACGGTATATCCGAGCACGATTTCGACCAGCGCGGATGGGCTCGAGCGCAACTCTCTCTTCGTGATGTGGACACTGGCCAGTGACAGCTTTGTAACAGACGGCGGCAACATCGAGGTGCAGTGGCAGCTTGCGAACGATTCGGCATGGACAGCAATGCCGTTGCTCAGCGGATCTGCGACGTGCTGCTACATCAACAACGTCAACGATGGATCGCAGTACAACGTGCGCGTGCGCGCTATCAATACGCTGGGGGTCAGCAGTGACTGGGTTACGTCTGGACCAGCGACTGTGTCGGATACCTCGTCGATCATCACCGTGTCGGCCGAGGACGTGTCGAGCGGCACGCTTTCCACGTCGGTTCTGCCGGCGTCGGTGGCGGCTCTGGCCACGGCCAGCACCAGCAGCGTAACGGCGGCATTGGGGGACGCGGCGGTGGTAGGCGCGGGCGCTACGGTTAAGGTCGGCGGATCGGCCGCGACTGGCTCCATCACGCTCACAACAGGGACCGGCACGCTCGTTGCCGGCGCGCTCTGCAAAATCACCTTTGGCTCTACGTTGTCGGCCGCGCCGCAAGGCGTTTGCGTGCCGAACGGCGTATCAATGAGCGGCCTGGGATGGTCGACATCGACCACGGGCCTCACTCTAACGACCACGGCGGCGCTTGCCCCGTCAACCACGTATCAGATCGGCTACTCGTTGTCGTCGTAGCCGGGAGAGTTCCATGCAAATTTCAGAAAAAGCCCTCGAGCTGATTAAGCAGTGCGAGGGGTTCCGGAGCCACGCCTATCGCGACCTGACTGGCCATCCTACGATTGGCTACGGCCACAAGCTCACGCCGCGTGAGGCCTTTCCGGTGGGCATTACGCAGAGCGCCGCCCTCGCGCTCCTCGAGCGCGACGTGCAGACTGCAGAAGCCGAGGTGGCCAGCCTGGTCAAAGTGCAGCTCACGCAAGGCCAGGTCGACGCGCTCGTCGATTTTACGTTCAATCTCGGTTCTGGTCGCCTGGCGGGCTCCACGTTGCTGCGACTGCTCAATGCTGGCGAGCATGATGCCGCCGGCAACCAGTTGCTGCGCTGGGACCGTGCCGACGGGAAACCTAACGCCGATTTGCACGCGCGGCGTCAGGCCGAGCTTGCGCTTTGGAAATCCGCGTAATGTCCTGCAATTTTCCCGGTTTCCCTTCTTGACATATAAGCGAAAACGCTTATACTTGAGTCATGAAGAGCAGCGAGCTAAAGCGGTGGCTTGAAAAGCAAGGTGCAATTCTGATGCCTGCAAAGGGATCGCATTTCAGGGTCGAACTGAACGGCAACGTCTCTTATCTTCCGATGCACAACAAAGAGTTAGGCACCGGTCTGGTAGAGACCATCAAGAAGCAGCTGAAAATCAAGTAAGCTGCTTCGCACCACATTAGCTCACACTGCGGGAGGTTGTATGCGTTATCCGGTGGATCTCAAAAAAGACGGAAAGTTTATCCTCGTCACGTTTCCGGATGTCCCGGAGGCTATCACTCAGGGCAACGACGAAGAGGACGCGCTCGTTCATGCGCGTGACGTGCTGGAATCGGCGATTGAGTATTACCTCGGCGAGAAAAAAGCGGTTCCCGTGCCGAAACGGCGCATAAAGCCCGGACAGCATTTCGTCGAGTTGCCAATAGGGCTTTCTGCGAAAGTTCTTTTGCTTAACGAGATGCTTGCGCAGAAGGTGCGGCCGGCTGAGCTGGCCCGGCGCATGAAGGTGCGGCCGCAGGACATTACGCGCCTGACGGACCTGCGGTATGGCTCGAAGATCGAGGGGCTCGCTGCAGCATTTCAGGCACTCGGTAAAACGTTAGAGCTGCGCGCCGTGTAGGCGGCATAACCAACAAACAGTTTTCGAGCACATGAGCCGGATCCGCGAGGGTTCGGCTTTTTTGTGCCCGCAAAAGGGGGATCTGTGGGCTTGATCTATTTTGCCGGTGAAGGTGCGCGGCACGGCTGGCCGCCGTGGCACGCTCTTTTCGGCGCTCTTGCCGCTTTGGTGGGAGCGATTCTTGGCCGTCGGACGCATGTGCGTCGGGCGGCATTTTCTTTGGGCAAACAACAACATCTGCCGGCAATGCCGGCAGGGGAAGAGAGCATTATCGTGGCGAAATTTGAATCGTGGTTGAGCAAGGCTGGCAAGGCGGCCGTGGTTGCGGCGAAGAACGTTGTGGCGAACATCCGGCCGGCGGCCGAGGAAGTGCAGAAGCTCGAGCCGGTCGCGGACCTGGTCCTCGGACCGTACGGTGCCGACTTTAACCTGGTCGTCGATGCGATCGTCAGCGTCGAGCAGGCCTATGCGGTTCTGGCTCCTGCCGGCGGCGCGGGCAGCGTGAAGGCTGCCACGGTGCTGCAGCTGGTCAAGGAAACGCTGCTGCCGAAGCTGGTCGCGTCGGGCATGACGAGCGAGGCGGCTGAGGCTTACCTCGTGCGCTACATCGACGCGGCCGTGCTGCTGCTCAATGGCCCGCTGGCCACCCCGAGCTCAGCGCAGGCCTCCGTGTCGACTACCGAGGATTCGACCAGCACGACTTCGACCGATGCGACGGCCGACACTGCGACCACAGATACCGTGGCGGCCGCCAGTTCGACGGATAGCACTACGGCGATAAGCTCCGATGCGACCGCCGAGGCTTCCACGGTGGTCGATGCGACCAGCAGCACTGATACGTCGACCAGTACCGACACGACCGCTGCAGCGGCCTAATGCGGATTGCCTTACCTGGGCGGTGGCCATGTGCTGCCGCCTTTTTCTTTTCAGGCCGATCGGCCAAACCGAAAGAGAGTACGCAATAATGAGTATCGTTTGCCGCCTGCGCGCGACTGTTGTGGCCCTGTCCATGTTTGCGGGCCTGAGTGGCTTCGCCTTTGCCCAAACC